GCACCTCGACCCTTTATGTCCCGATATGAAGCTGATTTTTTGAAGCGAAAGGACAGATATGATGAGGATCTTGGTGTGTATGTAGGAGTGCTCGAAGAAGCCTCCATTTTTAAGTCCCTCCATTCTATCTTGGAATCAAAGGAGGTGACGCCTGAAGAAGTGTGTACTCAAAATGTGGATGGAGCCCTCAGAGAGTGGTTCTTTCATGGCCGTGAGGTATTTGAATCTAGGCGAGAACAGATGAAGGAAATTGCCCGTCGGGCTAACCTTCCCTGCCGAACCTTGGATGATGATTTTGACACCCGTGTAGATCAGTGGAAGCAAAAGTATGTTCCCCAAATGGGACGTGTTTTCAATGCGGAAGCTTGGTACGAACGCAAATGTGCCGGCCGATCGATGGAGATGTTGCAACATATGCGCAACTCTATTCAGCATAACTTCGCAGTCAATGATCGTGAAGACAAATTAGCTGTTATCGATAGAACAATTAGGGACTTGGAGCTCGATGAGTTCACCGTTCCCGCAACAATATCTGTTAAATCCTCCACTGTGAACAGTACCGTAACTGAAGCAGTTAGTGAGGAATCTATTTTATGTAATCGTGTAAGGAGTATCCTTGGCAAACCAATGCTAGCTGAATACCCCGTTATCTCTCAATGTTTTGGAGAAGGAGATCTATTGTATGTCTACGATGATGTGGCTCTAGTAATAGAGTGTAAACGTGTCGTTGGACGTCATAGTATGTTCAAGCAGAAAGTCAAAGAACAAGCTATTAAATATGCTAAAGTTGTTGAAGTGCTGCGTCCTGATCTGACTGTATATGGTATAACATACACTGAATATGGTTTTATGTTAGTGGAAGCTTTTGGGGAACCCCGTTTTCCTGCTTGTATAGCAGAATTCCTCGATAGTATTCCTATTGATTTATAACTTTCATACCGACCTGATATGTCGTAAAAAGATCCGGAGGCGCTGCGGTAGTGTCGTCGTTACAACAATGAAACCAAAACCGAACTCATGACTGATTACAGATGTTATGTATGGTCTAGCACATACCTTGCAGGCAGACTGCTTTCATGAGACAAGAATGACGCGAACATGCGAGTCACTATTTAGTGGCAGTGGTTAATAGCCCCACAAACAAAAGTGCAAATAGGCAGGTGCAATGATGCATGTATCTGACCCTTATCAACAAATCGCATTACTAATTTTTACAATATTTATAAAACTTTATATGTACCCCAATCTGGAGCTTTAGGAACCATTCAGGAAGAAGGTGTAGCCAATATGACGGCTGAGATCACCAATTTCCAAGAACAGGACCCTGGATGGACCACCTCAATCGGTTCCGGAATGGACGCTACCATGAATTTGAGTAGCACTTCAGATGCCTCGCTCGGGTCGTTTCTCGGCAGGCCAACTAGAATTGGAGAGTACCGCTGGACAGTTGGACAGCCTCTCTTCGAGAGACTCAATCCCTGGGCTCTCTTTCTCAATGACCCTCGTGTTAGGGAGAAGATCGCCAATTTCGAACTCTACAGGAGCAAATTGCATGTCAAAATGGTCATCAGTGGCACAAGCTTTCACTATGGTCGTGCTCTTGTATCTTATAATCCGTTGTCTGGTTATGATGACATCACTGTGGAAAGAAATTTTCTCACTGTGGATCTCATAGCCGCATCCCAAAAACCGCATTTCTTCTTGAATCCAACAAATAATTCAGGAGGACAACTCGATTTACCATTTTTCTGGCAGAAGAACTACTTATCCCTGAGTAGTACTGACAGGAATGATATGGGCGAGTTGGTGATTAAATCTTTTGGAAACCTCCAACATGCAAATGAAGGAGATGATCCAGTCACAATTACGGTATATGCTTGGGCGTCTGACGTTGTGCTAACCATGCCAACGGCAGATACCACGCTCACAGCATTGGATTATTCCCCTCAATCCGGAATGCTCAACTCTGGAGACGAGTATGGAAAGGGGATTATTTCCAAACCTGCCTCAGCAATCGCACACGCTGCTGGCAGACTCAAAGACGTTCCTACAATCGGACCGTATGCACGTGCTACAGAAATGGTTGCTAAAGGTGTTGGAGACCTAGCAACTCATTGGGGTTATTCGAGGCCCCCTATTCTCACAGATATTGTGCAGCAAAAGCCTTCCCCAGCGGGCAATCTCACAAACACTGATGCTGCCGACGCAGTACAAAAATTATCACTCGATTCCAAACAGGAAATCACTATCGACTCCCGAACTACCGGATTAGATGGTGAGGACCAGATGGACATCAAGCGGTTTATTAATCGTGAGTCCTTTTTAACAACATTCACTATGAACGCTAACGAACTACCAGATGCGCTCTTGTGGAATTGCCGTGTAACACCAAATTTATTTGGTACTAATGGAGATGAA